CGTCTACTACAAAGGTTGTAACGCCATGGATAGATTTCAACTTTGCCGTTTGGTTTCCCGAACTTGTCTTGATACCTCTAAACATTACTGCACCACCGCTGCGGAGGTTCTTTACATCTGTTTTAGTGTGCGTGTACCATTTCGAGTTTCCATCAAGCTCCACCTTCTCCATAAACTCGGGGATAACAGACATAGAAGCCGATACCATTGTATAACGAGTATAGAGTATCTGATGAACTATCCGCTTTGCAGGAGTTGGATGTTTTACCTCAAACAATAGACGCTCAATGAAAGTGGAAACATTGAAACTCTTTCCACTTCCACGACCACCAGTAACAAGAATGATAAACTTATCCTTGTTGTGATACAACGGAGCATATATCTGCTGAGGTTCTATTCTATTCATTTGTGTTGTCGGTCATCCACTTATCTATGTCGATACCATTCTCGGAGTAGAGTGCATCTTCATCGTCTTGTTTCTTCTCCATTTTGCGCCATGTTGGGTCGTGGTGATAGAGTAGGGTTGCAATAGCTTGCATGTTAGGAGGTAACTCCATTTCGGACTCTTGCACCACTGCTTTATCTGTCAGAGTTACCCAACCAGTGCCACCACAATAGGGGCATTTCTTATCCTGCCCCATACACTCGCACTTGTCTTGTACGAACTTCACAATCCTTGATTTTGTCTTCTTTCCACCAAAAGCACCCTTGATGTATGTACCACGAAGCAAAGCTACAATTCTTGTCCGTCCATGTGCTAAGACGTTAGTTATACGACCTCCACGCCTTTTGTTTTCTTCATCCGTCCAATTCTCATAGTTGCCGTTTTTCATACAAGTGAATACCTCTCTGCATAGATTAAGCTCGTTTGCTATCTCCTCATCCGTGTATCCATTCATTGCAAGACCTTCTATGCGCTTGTAGAAATCTTCGCTATCGTAGTCGTGTTTTGGTTTTGCCATAGCTATTCAGTTAAAAGTGTTTCTATCTTTTCTGAAAATACTTCACCTTTGAGGAACTTCTCATCGGGGTTAAAGTCGAACTTCTCACAAAATTCCGCCTTTGCCTCCCAATTATCGAATGATAGCATAAGATAAGCGTCCATGTTTGCGGCTGCCTTTGTAGCGGCTTGTTTCACTTCTTCTTTTACTTGCTTCATGTGAGCAACCTTTTCCGCTCTCTCGGCTTGCTTTTGTGCTACTTCTGCTTGTCTTTCTTCTCTGACGGGTTCCATGAGTGTGTCGAGTTCATCAGCGATGGTGTTTTCTTCTTCTGTCTGAAAATGAAAGTCCACACCGATGATATCGAGGTCTTGTTCTGTCAGTCCTGCATCTTTGTAGTCGATGTCGGGAATAAGCTCACGGAGTGTGTCGTAATCCCACTCTCCTTGTGCTGATGGGTTGTTGAGCAAGATAAGAAGTTCTTTCTCTTCTTTCTCCTCAACGTCTATCAAGTCTACTCGGATAGGATAGTCGTTATCCTTTGTCTCGGAATTGTACTTTTGGAGTTCGTCCATGACCGAAAGCCGTTGATGTCCGCTTACAAGTGTATATCCTGTCCGCTTGTTCACCACGATACCTCCGACCATACCGAACTTCTTTATACCACGTTTGAGAGCCTTGCGGTTCTCTTCGGGAATTGTACGAGGGTTCTGCTCGTGAAGTTTAATTTGAGAGCGTAGCAGTTCCACGCTCTCTGATGTGAAGTATTTGTTATCCATCTGACTTTTCTCTGTTTAATTGTTATGATGCTACTGCGCCATATCCGTGCTGCTGAACTGCACGACTTTCCGCCCTTGCAATAAGCCTGTCTCTTGACTGCTTAGCTTTTCGGCTCAATGCACTTGTTTCCCAAGTATTCTTTCTCCGCCAATTCGCCTCGCTCAATCTTTCAGCCTGTGCGTAAATTTGTCTAAGAGTTTTTCTTGCCATAATTCTAATTTTTTACTTGTTATCCTGTTATATTGCCTTTGGCAGAAATTTGTTTACTAACTTGCGTGTGTATAAATGAAGAACGTTTGTTTGCCCTATTATACTCACGAGTACCTGCTCCAAATCTCCTATGTGCCCAATCATTATATGCCGATGCCCTTGCGTTCATTGCACTCAATTCTGATATAGATCTGTTTCTTGCCATAATTAATCTTTATTATCCTGTTTATAATTTTCTTCAAATAAAATTCTCTCACTCATTGGAAACACCTTGTATATCTTCTCTAAGTCCTGCGGATAGTGCTTTTCAAGCCAAGTAAATGTTTCCTTGCTGAATCCGACACCACCGCCTGCCTTGCTGGAATATCTTACTGGCTGCGGTAGTCGCTTTTGCTTCATATAGGCTAAGACATCTTTCTGTGTCCATGATGCAAGTGGATAGACTAATCCTTTGTTCTCATACCCATTAGCTTCATAGCCTTTGAGTATTAAATTTCGGTTCATTCCGTCCGCTTTCTTCATGCCTAAAAAGACATAGTAACAGTTAGTTTTTAACCTAAGTGCTTCTATTGTCTTGCTTAAATTCCACAACTTAACTTTAGGGTTTGGAACGCAATACAGACCACCACGAAGAATATACGTTAAATTCCAATGAGGGACTTCAATAAATTCGACCTTTGGATATTTCTTCTTCACCCACCTTATCCAACCGTTAATGTGTTCTAAGTCCTTAACAAAGTACATAAACACGCATACAACCCTTTCAAAGTGTGGGTAAACTAAATCCAAAGTAACGAGCGAATCCTTGCCAAGTGAGCACATAACAATGCAAGATGACTGCTTTTCAGCCACCCTGCATATTACGTTATGTGCCTCCTGTAATTTGTTCATTATCCTGCGCTCATTCCAAAGCCCTTACGGAGCTGCCTATATACAGTCTTATGACTGCCCAATTTATTACCAGCAACCAACTGATGGCGACCACTATTGCCCAGATAAGAACCTGTTGCACCTGCGATACGACCTTTCAGTGTTTGTGCATTTCTTCTTGCCATAATCTAATACCTATTGAGATTACACCTTCTTCGACTTGTCTCTTATGTTGTGTGAAAGTACCTTACCCAAGTCAAATACCACTTGTTCTGCGACCCATACAAGTGGATTGCCATCTTTATCCCTACCATGCTCGTAAGTGATAGGCTCGTTATTCTCATCTACGAATATCTCACAATGTGCGCCCAAGACCTCAACAAGTGCGTTGTCCCTGTCTTTGTTGTAACCAACATAGAATTGAATAGCGTCATACTTGATAGGCTGCGCATTGCCGTCTGCATCTTCTACTTCGTAGCCGTCTTCATCAAGCTGCAATAGCTTCTTGATAGTTGTTGGACGAACCTCACGAAATTCTTGCACCTTGCGGCCTGCAAGGATAGCATCGAAATACTTTTGTTTGATGATAAGATTTAATACTTTCATACGACTTTTCTCTTTTTTAATGTATCACAAAGATACGATTTAACATTATTATATTTAGAACAATCCGCCCTGTATAACTTACAATGAGCGGATTGTTATTTTTATACTATATCCAGGTGTAAGTCTTTCACCTTTGTTGGCTTAAATCCTCTATCTCTCTCAACTCTCATACCCCATTGACCTGTTACGCTTTCTAACTGAGAAAGGGTGAAATAGCCAATCTCAGCGAACTGCCCAACAGTGATGCCGAAGAACTCATAATCATTATCTGCCTTCTCAGCTTCGAGTACATACCACGTGTAACCCTGCAAGAAGAACTTGCATACTACTACGGCATCTTTGACCTTGCCATCTTGTGAATACAAAGGGTACTTTGCTAACTCTTTCTCAACAGCTTTTGTTATCAGTTTCATAACTTATATATTAATAGTTTTATATTTGTTTCTTAATCACAATGCAAATGTAATGACTATAATCATACAAAACAAATGTTTTGCGCAAAAAGTGTATGATTTTAATAAACGTTAGCAAATAAGGGTTACTTATGTTTATAATATTACATAAATTAACAAAAGGTTGATTTTAATCAAACAAAACACCTAAATATTTGCATTATTCATTTCTTCTTTATACTTTTGCAGTGTAGTTTATAATCAACATGTAATATGGATATAAAAAAGGTAATAAAAGAGCGCGGCTACACAATAGAAGATGTAGCAAAGAAAATGGGAATTTCAAGGGTTACACTTAGCCAAAATATGAGCCGTAACCCAACAGTAGGCACATTGGAGCGCATTGCAAATGCTATTAATTGTAATGTAAGTGAGTTCTTTGCAGACGAAAAGGACGCATCAAACACCATTATTTGCCCTCATTGTGGGAAGCCAATCAAGTTTGAAAAAGTATAATTAATAAATAAAAAGAATGAATATTCTTAGATGAAAACAACGAACCAATTATCTATGAAGATGGAACGGATAAAGACGGAAATCCGCTTGAGTGGGTTGCCGAACAGGTTGTTTTTAACTTGGGCAAAGTATTAGAAGTCCATAGAAAGTAAAATCTTATTCATAAGCTCGTCAACATTTTGGCGAAAATCCGCATAGGTGGTATACAGTACCATTAACTCCGTGCATGTCGCTGAAATAACGCTTGCGCATGTTACTTTGGTAGCTTTGGTGATAGCACGTCTAAGCCCCTGCGGCATCTTGCCGCCAAAGAATTTATTAGGAGAATAAAGGTAGATGACAACGAAGATAAACTCTTTGCGGTCGTTTACCTTTATTTCGTTTCCCTTTAATTCCTCAAACACTTTGTAAATCTTCGGAATGAGATTTAAGTCCTTTAATTTTGGCGATGTTGCGAGTTCATTATCTACTATGGCTTGACGGAGTGCCGTA